AGCTTGGTTGAGATATTTCCAAATTCCGAGAGTCCAATGAACGATTGCTCACACTGGTTAGACCACTGGTCGCAGGGCCTTGAATGCACAGCAGTTCAACGGTGATGTTTGATATTCCAGGGCGGACACTCTGCGCTGCAATACGCTTTTTGAAACGCCACCGACTATTGGCTAATCGTCTCTGAAGTTCATTACTGCCGGTCCATCCAACCCAAATGCCTACGTTCTGGTTTCGGGGCAGGGTGAAGCTGCCAAACGTCCCTGATTGACTTGCGTAAAACCGTAGGAACGAATGGGCGACAGCTTCATCAGGCTGGTTTGCATAGGTCAGGACCAGGGTGTCTAAGGTCTGCTTGACCCCGCGCATGATGCGGATCTCCTGGCCATTGATTGATTTGTATTTGTTGTTAGGAAAATCGCCGGGAATTATCTTCCTACCTTGAGGTGGAATGTTCGGGAAATTCGGGTAGTTAGGCCAGACGTAGTCAGTTTTCATGGTTATTGTTGGTACTCTCCAGGCTGAAGAATTCGGTACGAAGGGTCGTAGGTCCGGGCGTACCAAATTTGAATAGGTAGGGGATAGTATCTTTGTCCATAGGATTCAGGGCTGTAAAAGTCGCCTTTTGAACCGAATTTTTGATATAGCAGGTTATCAACCTTCTCTTGATACCCAGGATCATCCGCCCACCATGAAGGGTAAACGTCTGAATTAAAAGACCAATAGTAGAATTGTTGATAGCCTTCTTGATGGATGGTTAGGTCGCTTGTATTGCTGCCACTCTTTGTTTGAGGCCGTAGGAAGGCAGGTTCAATACCAAAGTTCTTTTGCTCTCTTTCGGCCATCCTGGCCATCCCAGGCTGCTTACTTAACGTCTCACGTAGGCCCCACTTTTTGTGAATATGCGTTCCCCAAGCTATCAACCAGCGTCCTACACCTCCATCTCTATCATTACAGAATTTGATTGAAGGATCGTTATCATACTGGTACTTGGTTATCCCATAGTCCTGCTCAAAAAAGACGAGAGAGTTGTTTACTTCGACTTCGTCTGAATTGCCAGGCTCGAAACTTCTAATAAACTCTTCGTTCCCAAAGCTAGGTGGTAAATACTTTCCGGACTCGGCGTATGTGCAGTCCCTATAGCCGTTCGGTCCTGACGGGGGCTCTGGTATAGGCGTGCCTGGAATCTGACCAGTCGAGGTTATGAAGTATGCCTGCTCTCCATCCAGGTAGTTCCAGTAAACGAGTTCGCCCTCCCACTGAGGGGGTAGAGGGAAATCTCGTGTAGAAGCTTGCCCAAGATTTCTATGCTTTTTCAATGCATCCTGTTTCCACTTTTTGTAGACCTCTAGTCCTCGGAAGGGATCCTTGTCGGCTATCCACTCCTTCTTTTTAGTTCGCTTGTTTTCTATCCAGTCCCCTAATATCAGCGTGCAGTAACCTTCTTCATTCATAACAATTCGGGTGCCTGGCCCTATTCTTGTTTTCTTGAATGAGGCATTGGGCTCATTGGTGAAGCCGAAACATCCGGGGTAACCTCCAACTTGGTTGTACCAGTTGTAGTAGCCGTCTTCGTCGACATCTGAGTTTGTGAAAAAAGTGTAGTTAGTGCTGATGAACTTGTAATCATCGACTTGACTTAGAGGTACGGTGTAACCGTAGCTTCCTCCTCGAATATAAACTCCAAGCTTGTTAATAGTTTCGTCCTCGAAGGGTGTTACGAACTTTGTTTTGATGTTGGGGTCGTGGTAAAAGAAAGTTGGCTCACCGCTAGTGTTATAGAATCTCTGGAAATACGGACTTCCTATGAGGGTAAAATTGTTATCGTCGATGTTGTTTAGACCCGGATCTAGAGGTTCATCTCTGATCTCTTCAGGATTGCCCATGCCGCTGCCACGCTTATAGCAGCGAACACATTGCCATTCAACATAACCCCGTTCTGCGCCAGTATCGGCGTCGGGTCTTTGAACATCCGCACGACAGATAGGGCTCCATTCCAAGATACCGACAGGAGCATGAAAGTCTCCACGAGCACCTAAACCCTCTGGAGGGCGGCCGTAACTATCGATAAATGACCATTCAAAATCGCCACCTTCTATTGGCTCTAATGGATTATTATTCTCGGCTAATTCCATGAAGTATTTATGCCCGGCCTCTGTGTAAAAACAGGGTTCTCCGTCAACCGCATAGGATTTTAGTCCTCCATCCGTTAGTTGGGTCTGATACCCTGTCCGTGCTACACCCCCGTTAAAACTTCCACCGGCATAAGCCGCACACATGTGCCATTTGGTGTTTTTATTACTTTCTGAAAGAATATCGTAATAGTATGGAACGGATTCTCCATACCAGTACTGATACCATTCTTCGATAGTAAATAGCTTGAAGTGAGAGATAATATCCCATTGTCCTAGATTGAATCGCTCGTTGGATAAGTCTCTATCTCTGGACCCTTCGTACTCCATATCCTCATACCAATCCTGGTAGTCGTCGCACAGTCCTTTTAAGGCGTTGGGCATGCGGTCATCAAATATGACTTCTTGATCTTCAACGCCGGGTATGTCTTCGAATCTCCTGTAGCGGAAATACTTGATCACCTTTAGCGCGCCGAAATCGCGCATCGCTTGCGCACAACCGAGAAAGTAGTCAATGTTTGGCCAGGCTAAATTTCTGGGACGAGTAGTTTCTACTATGTACTGTTGCCACCAATCGGCCTCGGGATACCCAAGCGAGTAAGGGTGGACAACAACCTTTTGACTTAGAGTCGCATTCCATCCAGTAATTGTAGGTTTATTGGCATTAAAATTAGGAGGTTCTGCAAACCGGCTTCCGCAATTCTCGTCTTCAGGTCCAATGCTAATGCCGCAGCTGCGAGCACTATTCATGATATGGGTTGTAATAGTGTTGTTAGTTCCTCCCCTATTTGAAGATGAATAGTAGTAAACATAAGGGCTAGGTGCCGATTGGCCGATTTCAGCATTTGCTCTAAATACAAGTAAGCGACCGTTTGCATTTCTATAAAAGTAGTACGTGATATATCCCAATATCCCGTTTGGCGCGCTAGCACTCATTTGAACATTGGCTACGAGACCGTAATCGCTAATAGTATTCTGGTTGGGGGTAAAGGGAATAATCCTGGTGTCCTCATAGATATTTCCTTGATTGGTGATTTGCGGCACTTGGTAAAAGCGGACGATTTCTCCGTTCTCATCCCTAGAGACGAGCTGCTCATTCGGTGGGTGCCAAATACATGGAACTAGCTCGACACCGGGTGCTGTCTGCGCGCAACCCCAAAATGGGTACTGGGTGAGGCCTGAGAAGGCATAGGTTGCCCAATAACTATTTTGTAAATTGGGAATGTTACTTATGTTGCCTTGCCAATGCTTAATCCATGTCCCGTATTCGTACTCGTAGGGCTCGGTCGGTACAGCGTCACCTTCGGCCAAACTTCCAAGCCCTGTCTCGATCTCTCCACTTGAGTCCGCCCCAATAATTGAATACCCCACATCGCCGTTGCGGTCTAGGAGTTCATTCAGCTGTTCGTTTCCTTCAAGACTTACGAAGGCATTGACATCCACAAAACTTTGATTGTCTGCTTGATACTGCGTTGGGGGAAATTGATTATCCTCTTGTTCACCAACGACCGTAATTCCACAATTACCACCAGGTGTATTTCCACGGCTTACTGGATAGATTGAGGCGTTGACCGTGACAACTCCCTCATCATCGATCTCGATTTGGTCTACTTGGTATGTTTGCGCAGCATCTTCTGTGTTGTTATAGGCGTCACACGTACTATATGCCGCTCCATAGATAGCCAGAATTGATCCTCCAGTAGCACAGCCGCCGCCGCATGCTTCATCTGTGGCTGTAACTTGCCCGTATCCGTTTACATAGACGATGCCGGACCTGACTTCTGATTCCCCTATATCCCAGATATGCGCGTAGTACTGACCAGGACCTAATCTTGGCCCACTCATTCGTACCGTTCCATCGCTTTGAATTACCCCAGTGCGGCTTGGCAGGTTTGGATTGGTCCTTGAAAACACCAATATGAAGTCGCCGGGCTCGACGTTCCGCATCATTTCCGGGGTTGTCTGGAACTCGATTCGGCTTGTGACTCGTCGACGCAAACTCAAGAAATATCGCCCGATCTGGATCGCGTGGTTCTGAGTGGTGACGTAGTCCGTTAAATCGAATTCTTCGATAGGCACATTCCCGATCTCGTCCGAGTAGTACACCATCACTGTCCGGTCTACCGGTAGCTGGTTCTTCTCTGATACCCGATAACGCATCAACGCTTTAAAGGGCTTTCGCTCGTCCTCGTCAATCCAGCTGACTTTCAGGGTACCGTCCAAAATGTTCGAGTCCGTGAAGACTCCGCTGTACGCGACTTTCGTCTCTACTCCAGTGGACTTATCTACAGGCACTGCTGGGCGGAGGGCGAACATTCCGTTCGATACCGCGAAATTCAGCATGTAGATCGGGGCTTGCTGCGATATCCAGTCACGTAGATTCACTCGATTCGTTAGGGGGCCGTCAAACGTGAACCCCTTCGAATCCACGAATTTGGCTGCGGCACGCATCCATTCCCAATCAATCAGTTCGTTCTTGACGATGTCTCCATAACCGTATTCAGCGTTTGTCAGCAGCCAGCAAGCTACGTCAACAAAATTGTTGCTCGCTTTGATCGTTGAATACTTGATGTCCCCACCCGTTCCTGTAGACGTGGCGACCTCGGGGATGGCAATTCCTTCAGCGCACCACACGCGCGGCTGATCCATTGACCCGAACTTCCGCGTTGCACGCATGTTCAGGCCGAACATCGTCATGTTCGTGTATGGAATTAATTCTGATAGGGCTAGGGATTCATTGACATATGTCACTTCATGCTCAGGCGCGCTATCGCTACTCCTACTGATCAGACCGTCCCAATAAGTACCTTCTGTCACTTGGGTGACGGTTTCCCAGACATACCAAGGTGTACCGGGGTTATCAACACAAGTTTCCCGCTGCTCGTAGCACTTCCCGTCCCCGTCTGGTCCAGTAATGTTTCGGAGTGATCGAGTCTTTCGTCCTACGCCTGCTCCCCAATCCGTTTCATCATCTGCAGCGGCTAAGTCCGAAATCAGCGCTCTCTGCTCTCTCATCTGCCTGAGGTAGTCTTCATCCCCTTCCTCTTCATCTCGGCAGATCTCAAACCAGGCTGTACCACCGTTTTCGAGACTTCCTTCAGGAATATCGTTTCCGAATCTTTGGGGACCCTTTTTCCAACCCTGAGTATCCCCATCCCAGTCTTCACCGTCCTCGCCGCAACTGCCGAATGAACGACGATCCGGTGGGATATACGTCCGGCAAGATTCACCCTCGTCAAATTCTTCGGGATCTGCATACCGGATCTTTACGCCAGTTCTGAGTACTCGGGTTGTGTCCACGTCGTCAGTGACGTACTCGGTTTCAAAGAAACACGTCTGTGGCCCGGAGCCTCCACCGCTGCCTCCACCACTGCCTCCTCCTCCTGAAGGTGGACACGTAACTTCAACAGTCTCGTTCTTACATGTCTGAGTAACCACCTTCTGCCCTTCCATTAGATCGGACTGCAGGATGTCCTTTGTTTTTACGAGCTCGGCATTTGTTTTGACTGTGATATTTCCAAAATTAGGCGCATCGAAATTGCCCGAGACAATTCCAACTCGGGACGGCCCGGCCAACATCCAGGCTGTTTCAAACCAGTCAGGCAGACTTCCTCTGAATTCGGGGTGGTGGTAACGCGCAATTTCTGTGCCGGGGACTGGCACCATGCGGTATTCGAGCTTCTCGTCACTCCCCGTGTAGAACCGAAGGTAGTTGTATTGATCGGTGGGTCGAGACCCTCGCACAGTGAAGAGTTGGGGAATCATTCCCCAGGGGTTTTCGTCGGATGTCCCTGCCTTACGAACCTGAACAACAAAGAATGAGAAGCGCGTAAAATATAGATTGTAAAATCCGTTGTTGACAATAATGTTCTTGTCGTCAAATTTGTTTTGCTCTTCTGGTGTTGGCAGAGAGTTGAAGTTTGCCAGCCCGTTCATTTGAGCCCAGACATTACTCTTGATGCCGATCTCGGTGGCAGAAGTGGGTCGACTATTACGCACTACTGCCAGTGAAGTCCGCAGTAGCGGTGTCCACCATGTTGGGACGTGGTTGCTCGCGTCGATTACTTGTCCATCATTGGGACTATCCTCTTTCAGCCATTCCTTGTTGACGATGCCTACGTCGTTAGAAATGGTGATCTCTTCCATCTCCATTTCGATGACTTGCTCTCCTCCCACTCCGCCTGAGTCCGGATTAAAGGGAGCCCCGTCTGCTGTCCTGACCTCAATGTCGTAGACCGCAGGTAGGCCGTATTTGTCATCATCGTCAAAGTCCCAGCTGGTTTGGGTCTGGATTCTGGGCTTGCCTGCACGGAACCTAAATTCGTAAAAAGAGCCGCTGCCTTTTGGGTATTCAACTCTCTTCTTGATTTCACGACGGGCTACATCTCCGTCTTTACCGAGGTCGAAACTTGAGTAGTCGTCAACCTTGATAAAAATTTGCTGGTCCTCGAAGAACCAGTGCTCTCGGGAATCAGTAAGGCTTGAACCAGGGTTGAATACGTTGACCCCACTGATGGTTCTACATCCTGGAGCTGTATTGCCCGCTAACTTGTCATTCCTGCGGTCGCAGTCTTCTTGTACACCCTCAAAAACTTTGTTGCTGCCAGTGTCTGAATCTGCGGTCTCTTCTTCAACCCTGAAAATAGGGATGCTTCTGTTCGTAATCCGCCATATCGTTGTCCCGATCTGTACTTCGTCACCTAGCTGTAATTGATCGTCAGCTCCTTCTCTGTCCTCTTTTGAAACACTGTTGATATCTTTTGCGTTGACACCAGCCCCAAAGCTTTTGCTGTACTTATCCGAAAGGATGACAAACTTACTCTTGGAATTCTCATTACAGCCAGCTAGTTGACGGGCTTTGACTGAGGTTTGGCCATCAACCTCGGTTAAGGCCATGAAGCGAGACCAGGCTCGTCCTGCTGTTGGTTTTGGATTGGCGGGACCCCATACTTTTTGGCGCTCTGCTTTGTTCCGATCGTCTTGGTCGTCCTCGGTGTCTTTCGGCCTACTGATCTGTCGCCAATTCAATCGACGGTCCGCTCCATTCAAAATGGGCGAGTAGACGCCGAATGATGTTTGGCTTGATGGCGAGTACGCCATTGAAAAGGCGAGCTCGGTGTCGTCTGCGTCTGTTCCGTCCGGTGCGGTGTAGACCTCTTGACCGTTCCGCTGATCGAGGGATCCGCTTGTTCCCCTCTGCCCATAAATCAGGTCCGTCCCTTGGATTCGGCAGACTTCGCCCCCAGCTGCGTTCCAGTAAACGTTGTAATCGTTCTCGTACAGCGTGTCTAGCGGGGACTGCCCTAGCCATATGGAGGTCAGTTCAGGTGTGGTCAGTTCGGGGCAGCCAGCTACATACAAAGACCAGAGCACTTGCGTATGGCCGTAGCTCAATACTCGGGACCACACCAGCTTGGGCGCAATCAGACTTCCGCCCGACCATGTCGGACCTGGGCCATCGGACTCGGTGACGAAGGTGCGGCTTCCTCCTAATTGAGGCTGCTTGAATTGATCACCCGTTTTGTATGACCCAAATACAAGGGGGACAACTTCCCCGTAACTGGCTAGATCCGAGAGCGATTGAAAGCCGAACGTGGGGTTGAATCGACTGGTGCCACTGGCGCTATCCAGCGTGCGACTTCCACTGCTGCTTTGCTTTTGCTGCTTGAATTTCGGGGCCGGCGGTGGCTTGGGTTTGGGAGCTAGGGCTTGGGCAGCCACTGTGAACAGGGTCCCAACAACCAGGGTCACCACAACCGTGGCTACAAAGCCGTTCTGAATATCGGGGATGTTTCTGTAGGCTGCCTCACGCTCTTCAAATCCCTTTCGATATACCTCTTGTCTGAAAAACTGGTACTCCTCCGCAGAGATGCCCAGCATCTCGATCATGGAGCGTTCGTACGGCAGTAACGGTATGCGCGCGAGATGGGGACCAACGTACTTGGGGTCCAGATGACTCGTTGCGAGGGATGAACTGTTAGAAGCCCTGTTCGCCACGTCACTCCAAACGACCAGCTTGTCTCCGGATCAGGGAGGACAATTATGTCCCCATCGTATCGAGGCCGGTCAATCCTGATCCCCCAACTATTGATGTCCTTCAGTACTTCTCGCGCACTCGCGCCATACCAACTTTGTTTGAACTTTGGTGTTGGTACTTTCAGTACCTGTAAACAGCCATAAACAAGATGAATACAGTCGATGTAGCCGTCGCTTCCGTCCCCGCCGTACCGGTAGCGCATCCCAAGGAATCGTTCACAGCCGGACATTTGAACTGATCGGTAATGGTCCCACGTTTGTCTTGCTTAAGTACTGCCACGGCACTTCACTCTCCACTGCATCCAGTACTGAGTTCAAACGCAAAATCACTGCTTGCTGATCCCAACCCCCTGAGGTCACTTGACCGATGTACGTGTACATGATATTCGCGTTGCTTGGGTTCCCTACGTCCACTTCTAAATTCAATACTCGACCTAACCATCCCGAGTTGATCGCTGTTGTAGCCCACGGTCTCGATATCTCCGTGTTTGGTACTGCGATCTCGGTGCTTACGTTGTCACCACTTCGGTTCAGGCTGATCCCTGTGTACGTGAACGGCAGAAACGTGAAAATTCTCCCCTCTAACGTCGTGTTCCCTTCCACGTTGTAGTTCTGGAAGGAGAAGGATGCGTCAGGGCCGATCAAAACTAGACCCTGACCGAAGGCCATCGTTACCGATGGACGGCTTTCTTGGACTCCAAATCGAGTCTCTTCGACGATACTGTCGCCGTCTCCTGCTCTGTTGTACTTGAGGTCTGCCATTAGATCGCGAGCTTCCTTCGGACTGATGGAGAATTTCGCATGCGGGCTAGCGTTCTTGCTTCGCCTTGCTTACTTGCTTGCATAATAATGTCAGGAAGTTCGCTCTTCTGGATGTACTCGTCTCCGTTGAAGTTCAATACTCCTCCGTTAATGTTGATATTTGGGTTGTAGGGCTCGGTCTCCTCTCCTGCCATTCCCCCACTTCCGCTCGCACCGCTTCCAGACACCACCTGATCTCCACGCGCTCCGCTTGTCCAACGCTGCAAGCTTGATTCCATCTTCGACTCCGGAATTACATACTCGTTCTCACCACCCTCTCCAATTAGCGCTGGCGTCGGTCCCGTCACATACCCGCCCTCGGCAAATCCGAAGAGGCCTGCACCGAAGCCTCCTCCACTCGCTACTCCCAGGTTGATTCCTCCGAATCCACCGCCACCACCTGACCCCGCTCCAGGGAGGAAAATGCCGAGCACTTGCATCATCAGTGCCTTCGCAATCATCTGAGTCGCCATCTCGATAAAGGCACGGCCGATGCTCTTGAACATGTCCGCCATCGCTTCCTCGACGGTTTGCGTACCCTCGATTACTCCGATAATTGCGCTTGACATCCCCTGCGCTAGCGCTTGTTGCACCGATTGCGCCAAGCTCGCGATCATCGCGCTCGTGTCGCTGATCTCGCGCTTCCATTGCATGAACGTCTGCGTGATTGGGTTGCTCAACGCTGCTTGCGCCTGACCCAACTCCTTCACCTTCGCAATCAGCGTGTCGTACGCAGCGTTCACCTTTGCGATGTCTGCTGGGTCGGTCAGTCCACGGAGGGCTTGCGCTCTCTGCCTCTCGATTGCCAATAGACGGGTCTGAATCGCGATCTGCTGCTGATTCGCTCCCTTCATTCCCATCTGCAGCTGCAAAATCGTTTGGTCGATCTGCGCTTGAACGTTCTTCGCCTCGTTCTGAACTTCCTGCAGGTTGTTCAGTGCTCGTTGCGCTGCTGCTACTTCCTGCTTCTTCTCGACCTCGCTTGTCAGGTTCTCTTGCCGCTTCTGAATGGCTTCGGCCATCTTCTCTTCGAGCTCGACACGCTGCTCGGTCGTAATCACCCCTTCTGATTCCTTCTCCGCCAACGTTTCTCTAATTTGCTGCTCTTCCCTCCTCAGCCGGTTCAGCTCTGCTTGCTGTTGCGCTTTAATCGCTGCTCCTTCCGGGTTCTCTAGCGGGTTGGCCGCTATCGCTTCCATCTGGGCTCGTATTTGTACGAGCTGGTCGTCGTATTGCTCAAGAGGGGCGGTATCAAATACACCCTGGAACGTGGCCTCAAATGCCGCCGCGATTTCGTCGTCCTTTAGGTCCGTCTTCAGCTGATCCACCAGACGGGTCATCTGTTCGACTGCACCGATAGCTCCCTGCACTCCACTTGCATCAACACTCATGTCCGTGTTGGGTGCTTCAGGACCGTTGCCCGTTGTTGGCGTGCTCGGTTGAGTGCTTCCTCCGCTCGTGAAGTTCGCTGTACCCACGCGGCTCATCACATCGTCCACGTATTCCTTGATGGAGGGGTACGGATCGCCGTTGTAAGACTGCGCACGGGTGTCCATATGCAGGCCGGGTTGGCCGGAGTACCACTCCGATGCAGCACGACGCATGGCCTCTTCGTCGCTGTAGCCCTTCGAGATCGAATCGTTCAGCATGTCCTTGAATCGACCAAGGATCACTTTCATCTGAGCGTCCGTGTCATTCCGGAACTGTTCTTGAGTCAGCCTCTTGCCGAGATATCTCTCTGTCCATGGGCCGATGTTCTCCGGCATCACCTGACCCAGACCCGTCGCTCCCGAGCCCGAAGCATTCGACGCCCTGGAATTACCGCCGGATTCCTTCCCGATAATTGCGTTGGCCAGCTGGCTGACCATGTCGTCGCCCTCGAAGGTGCGGTTGCCTCCGCCACTAGACCGCGCAGTTGCAGCCTCTTTTGCCTTCTCGGCTTGGTAATCGGCTACTTCCTTCTGGTATTTGCCCATCTTCTTCTGCAGCTCTGCAATCTGCTTCTGGATTTGCAGCTGATAATCAGCCGCTTCCTTCGACAGGTTGGCCATTGCGATCTCTAGTTCCTTCTCCCGTGCAGCAATGTCCAGCTCACCTCGCATCTTCGTGCTGAGGTACTTGTTCAGGTTCTCAAGGAATGCGCGACTCGCTCCTTCTTCACCCTCTAAACGCTTTGCGTTGCGGCGCTCTTCCTGACGAATTAAAAGCTCCCCACGCAGGCGTTCGGCCTCGACGCCTAGTCGTGCCGCTTGTTGCCTATATCGGAATTCGTCATCGATTAACTGCTTGCGGAGATTTGCAAGCTCCTTCTCCATCGACTGACGGTTCTCGGACATCGTCCGGACCAGATCCTCATCATTCTTCTTCTTGCGCTGCGCATCGCGCTTCTCGATGATCTCGTTGTACTTCTCACGCTCTTTCTGTAGTTCCGCAAGCCTCTTCTTATCGTTGCGGAGGGCGCTGTTCCCGCTCATCGCTGTCGCGGGTAGGCGGTTGGGGTCGTTGATTGCGTCGTTCAGCTTGTTGATCTCTTCCGTCAACTCCCCGACTTTTTGAATCGCTTTGTTGTAAGCGGTGTCAGCCAGTGTCTCTAAGTACTGCTTATACGCTTTCTCGGTAGTGGTAAGGGTCTTCTCCTGATCACTAAATTTCTGGTTGAGCTCATCAATTGCTGCGTTCGCCCTGTTGTAAGCAGCGATCTCGGCTTGCTTCGCTTGGAAATCACCAATGATCTTCATCACAGCTGCGATGATCAGCTGTATCGCGATTAATTTCGCTGCGAAAATTGCAAATCCGGCGATAGCACCCTTAATTCCCTTGGCTAGTGCTCCCACTCCGCCCGCCATCGTGGTGGCAGCAGCCCCAGCTCGCTTCGCTTTGACTGCTGTCTTGTCCAAGCTCACACCCAGGCTTTCGATGCTTGCCTGGAACTTTTTGATCCTTGGATCCGTACTCGTGAGCGTGGCGGCAAAGGCTTGTAGAGCTACCGACATCTTCTGGAAGGCAGCGCTAACCGCTAAGGCCAACCTCCCAAACGTCAATTTGACTTGAGTGACGAAGCGGGTAAAGAAGGCAGTGACAGGAGCCCACGCCTTCAGAATCGTCCCGCCAACCAGCGCGAGTTTGATCAGACCTGTGACGCCTGTTGCGTCAAGGACTTTCATCGTTGCGGTCAGCTGCGCGAAGTACTGAACAATTGGCTGCTGCAGCAACTTGCCGTAAAGACCCAACAGGTTGCTGAATAATTGGATGATTGGAGTAAGGACTCGCGCTAGTTGTCCCAACGTCTGGACTAAGGCCTTGAATACTTCAATCGAAATATCCGCAAATCCAACCGCTAAGCCCGCAAGACCTTTGCCTAACGCCAGTACTGCTTCCGTAATTTGCTCAAACAGATCCGTTACAGGACCAAGCAGCTGGATGATGTCGTCCTGAATGGTCGAGAACGCGCTCGCTACTGCGGTTTGGAGCTTTGTTGCTAAGCCCTCGAAACTCAGGTTCGCGAAAATGTCCGCACTACCGAGACCGCCGGCTACCAACGTCAAAATCGAGGCAATTGCTTCCCCTCCCGCACTCGCAATGTCCTTCAGCTGCTTGAAAATGCTGAAGAGTGAGTCGAATACGAGCGATAGGCCAGACAGCAGGGGCTTAAGCAGAGGCTTGCCCGCGAGCCGGCCGACTTCCTCGAAGATCTCCGCGATGTTGGAGACCACACCAGAGAAGCTTTGCGCTGCGATCTTTTGACCCGCAACCGAGGCCGCTAATCGCTTGTCCAAAAAGCCCATCAGCCCTTCGGCTGTGCTCTTCGCTTTCTGTACGTCCTCGTTCGTGATACCCAGGGCTTTTGCCAGGTAGGAGTCCTGCGTGATGTCGCCGCGCAGGATTGATCCGATCTCCTGCCGTGCCTGGTACAGCGGGATGCCGAAGGTGCCGAGTGCTGCGGAGAATTGGATTGCCAGGTCTTCTGCATCTTCGAGACCGCCACCGATTTGGCCGATCTGCTGCGCCACCATCCCGAAGACTTCGATCACATCGTTGGATGTGACTCCGGCCAGATCCAAGGAACGCTCTCGGATGCTGTCGATGTTGCTTTCGATCTGACTCGTCAGCGTGACGATTTTTTCGTAGGGGTCGGTGATCTCCTGGCTGCCCTTGAACACCTTGCTGGTACTGGCCAGTGCGGCCTGGGTCTTCAGGATCGTTTCCTGCAGCTGGATTTCACGGCCGATCGTTGCGTTGAAGAAGGCTGTGTAGGCGCTGCCGAGAATGCCAACGGCTTCCTTGACCGCATAGATCGCAAAGCCAACCTTGGCCAGATTCGTGATCAGGGTATTGGCTGCACCACCCGCTGTTTTCAGGCTCGTGGCAAGGATGTTGCCCGCTTTGGCTCCCTCCTTCAGACCCGCTGCGGCTTGGGGTGCATTAGCTGCAACCTTCGCTGTGCCTGCTGCTAAGTCCTCGATGTCTTGGACTCTCTCGCCAAGTCCAGGTACTTTTTTACTTATGTTGTAAAAGGTTTTGATATTGTTGGCGGCTTCTTTTACGCCTGCGTTGATCTTTTTATAGTTCTTTTGAATGTCTGCGAGGTTTGTTACCCCGATTTTTATACTTCTATCCTTTGTTGCCTTATCCGCTATCCGATCAGTCTTGACGAGTTGCGCATTTGCCTGCTGCGTGTCAGCCGAGACCCTGATTTGATAGTCAGCCACTGACTGTCTCGCCTAACCGATATTCGTATTTTACGAGTCGCGTTCTGCTCGATTGTTCAGCGCCACGTAAACATGCATCGGGATCTGGAACGATCGGATCAGTTCCGTCAATACAAATTTCGTGGGCTCACTCGGTCCATCGCTCTCGGCTGAAGGCGGACGGTAGTCGGGGAACGGCAGGAAGTCTGTCGGCTTCGTCTGCGGGGGACTCTTCTTTGAGCCCGAGAAGCCGTGCGCGATCTTCAGCATCATGTCTGCCATTCGCGCAGCGGTAATCGACTCCATATTCGCTTTCACCTGATCCATGTCATCCAATTTCTCCAGCACCCACCGGATTACTGAAATTGGAGTGCGCAGAAACTTTCCGCGCGGGAAGTCCGCCCCCATCGGCGATACACGGATTCGAAAGTAGATCTGCTCCCAGTCCGGTTCGGGACTGCGGAGATACTCCCCGATCTCTTCGAGCTCCTGCTCTGGAGTAATTACTCGTCGACTACGACCTCGGTGGGCTCCTCCTTTTTTGGCCAACCATCCCGCTCCCACAGGATCAGGGTGAAGATCTCTTCCAAAATCTTGGCGGGCATGGCTTCAGTGTCTTCCACGCTCCAGTCGGACAGCTTCTCCCACTTGCGCTTGCCGTTCAGCTGCGCTTCGCCCCGGTACTGCATGAACAGGGTCACGAAGGAAACCTTCTGCTCAACCGCTCCAACGTTGTCGGCTTGGAGTTCTTCGAGCTCGGGAGCGAAGTCGTAGACCAACTCCTCCGTTCCCTCTTCTCCAATCTTCGAAAGCAGCTCGACCGCTTCCTTAGTTCCAATACCCTTCGCCTTCCCGATCTTTTGGGCCACCTTGATTGACTTGAAGGTGTTTTTGCTCTGCTGACGGGTGATGAGCTCCATCCCCTTTGATTCGCCAGGCACCAAATCGTGATACACCGGGAAACGAAATGGGGCGATCTCGTAATACTCCTCAGGGGAGAAGAGGATTGAGGCGTATTTCGACATCAAGAGCTCTGGTTCTTCTTGAATTATACGGATAGCGGTTATTCAGACAGCTTTCGCCGGGGCAACTCGATGTTCCACGCTCGGTAACTGTCGATCCGGTTTAGGAGTTCCTCCGGTAATACGACCTCGATCGTCATTTCCTTACTCTGTAAGCGTATATTTGGTGTGGGGATCATCGGCTCCAGGTAGAACGCGCCGCAGCGGAGCGTGTCGTCTTCTACCTGGCAGTTGACCGCATACGCCAAATTGATTGGGTTCTTCAGAAGGTCAATCATGAAAAAACCCCCGCAGAGCGGGGGCGAGGTCTCGCTTCTTAAAGCGTAAGCATCAGGCGGTGCGGAAGCTGATGCGGAATCCTTCAATCGGACGGGATGTTCCGTTTGCATCCGCATTGCCGTTTGCATCCACCGCTTGGGTGATTGCTCCGTCAATCGCAGTCAGCACGTACACAGTCCCCGCTGACAGGTCTGCATCCGGATTCACCGTCACCACGTTGCCAGTCAGCGTCACTGCTGCTGCAACACGGGCGTTGGTGGATGCCTCGGTCAGGGCAAAGCCTGAACCATCCGGTGTACCCAGCGCCAGCTCGGTCAGCGCAGAGGTGCCATCGCTGGTGTAGGTCGCAGTCATGCTGCTGCCCACTGCCACGCTGTCTGCGTTGTCCTGAGGAACAGTTTCCACCTGCCGGGTGCCGGGATCCAGGAACAACAGCGTGGACTGCACGTTGCCGAAGGCAATGGTGCTGGATCCGTTGTTGTAACGGCCAAACACTGGACGACCTCGGGACACCAAGTCGAAGGTGATCTCAGTGAGACCTTCGGCGTTCATGTTCTCCGCGTAGTTCATGATCACCGCGTTGAAGCCGGTGAAGTCATAAATCCAGTCGCCGCTGTTGCCGTTTGACTGGCCCAGCTCCTTCAGGAACTCAACGTAGATCTCGTAGTCCTTGTTGTAACGAGCTCGCTGGATCAGGTCGAAGCCCTCGTCGTAGTTGCCTCGGAACTGAGGGCATTGCGCTCCACCAGGAATCTCGGCGTCCTTCAGGAAGTAGGTGGTGCAGCTTGCCTGCACACCAGAACCCGTGATCACTGAGTCGTTCCAGCCGTCGTCTCCGAGCAGGCGGAATTCCTGGTTGTTGTCGTTGATCTGGAAGTTGGTTTGGGTCACACCCTGGATCTCGACGTACTGGTCGCCAGCGTCGAGGGTGGGCAGGGTGATCATTCCGCTCGTGTCGCGATCTGCGAAGTAGCGGCAAGGGGCTTGCAAGTCCACGGCCCGGACAATCGTCCTGTGAGCCTTATGGAATGAAAGCCCAATGGCATAATCGGCCATGGATTTGACTCCTTAGGGGATCGGGGGGTTGATGTACGGGCCGAGGATTCGGGCCGTAAGCGACTCAAAGGTCGCTTCGGTTCGAGGCAGGTACTGAGCCTGGTCCCGAGGGAAAGTACGAGCCATTCGCCTGCTGATATCCAGCAGGTTCGTCGGCATTTTTGTACCCTCCAAATACCCGTAGTTCGTAAAGCGAACAAGCCATCTCTCGTAAGAGACAACGCCGCTTGCTGAACCCGGATTAAAGATCTCTGGTACGTCTTGAATGGTGCATTCGATGCCGTCGATGTTCCATTCCGAAGGGACCATCACAGCACCCACCACGTAGACAGCCGGAATCACCGTTCCATCCGGAAGGATGTAGCGACCAGGCCAACTGTCCGCTTCACGCAGTTCACCGAGCTCGTCATACAAGTTAAGAATGTGAGTCTCAACTGTCGTACGAAGCCAGGTGACTGGTGGGCAAGTCGTAGAGATCATTTCTGTTCCTCCATTGCGGAGCGGAGGAACTCCCCGTACTTCTCGGGCGCTTGCTCCATAGGAGCTTTCGTCCAAGGTCGGCCGGGGAATGGGGCGCGTGATCGGGTGTTCACTCCGCCCTCGTGAACTTGGCCTGCATACTCAACAGGCCAGGTGAAGATCACCCCATCAACGGTTTCTTCCCTTGTCTGGCTGGCACGGAGCCGACCAGTGTCCACGATGTCTCTCACCTGAGGTGGAGTTGGGTAACTCCACTTCGATGCTGAGATCTCTTCCGTAAATCGTTGATCCAGCCACAAACTCAGTTGACGCATCGCTTTCGCTTGCGCTACCTGAAATTGCTTGGATAGAGGGACCGCCATCACGGACCTCCAATGACTCGGAAGGTTCCTTCGATCGATTGGCGCAAGTCCACATAATGCGTCTTGTCCATTGCAAGATCGAAGATCAGCTCGAATCGGCCTTCGTAACCATTAATGGTTGCTTCGGCTTGACTCCCGTTCGTAATTCGGGGATCGAGCTTTGCGGGGCTAAGCAGTCGGCCACTCGCTGTGTACGTGGTGTTATCCACCCCGGCCTCTCCCTTCCAGTTCGGACGCTGGAGGTTCATGGCAGCGAGATACTCGACTGTCTCCTGTGATGACACAGGCGTGATGGTGTTCCCCGTCGCTGAATCGACCTCGTATGTCTGCTCGTTCAGCACAAACTTGAGTTGTGCATTCCCGTGCGGGGCATACTGCGCAATCGTTTCGGCGGGAATGGCCATCAGAACGTCCACCCGCATATAGGAAGGCTGTCAAGCAGCCTCATGTACTCCTGCCCGTACAACGTTGAGTCGACACCCACAGCAAAAGGAGAGCCAGAAACACTCCCTACTTGCGTGCCTACTTGCACCGTTCTCGTGGCAAGGATGTGGGCTGTCAGGTAGTTGATCGCGTCGTACCGGACACCCGGCTCGATGCGCTTCTTCCAGCCCACCTCAGGACAAAAACGAATGGCTTCGGCCAACGCTCCACTGACAACGAGCTCGGATTGCTCCCCGAATTCGGGGAAACGAGCCAGAAATTCAGCGGTGGTTGGCACGGCCATCAGCCTCGGCCCTCCGTAATCGCTGCTTTACGGGCAGCAATTGCGTTCTTCACTCGGATCCTTTGCTCCTTTGCATCCCATTTGCTGAGTTGCTCTAGATCAAAGCTCGCTTCCACAAGGCTCAATGCCTCAGTCAGCTTGATGTCGGTGATGCTTTCTGCCTGCATTGCAGACGGAGTGACCGCGATCTCGGGGCTCTCCTTCTCTTCGCTCACTACAAGAGCTCCAAGGCTTAGTAGACGAGTGACGATCGGATAATCCTTGATCTTGGCCCACACCTTCTCGTCAAAATTGCGGGTTACTCCGCTATTTAGACGGACGTATCCGACCTTTCTTGCACCACCATCAGGCAAAAAGGAGAAGCCCACTGAGCACTCCTTGGCCATTGGGGGGTTTTCTAGTTCGGGGCGGTACGTGATGATCATGGTCCGGTGAAGTTGATGCTCCAACCAATCATAAATTGGTTAGATCAGGTCAAAGTCAAGCTTCTTCCATCACAATCACGCTCTTCGGGTAGTACAGAGCTGTACCGCCGATGCGTGAATGTGCAGCCACGGTGAATTCCAGGGCCTGACGGACAGGAGGAAGGAATTCCAGAGGCTGGGGAATGTGCAGTTGCAGCTTGTCGGGGCTCCGGTCGTAGGTCACGATCCGGTCCTTGTCCAAGTTGTTGCCTGACTTGTCTGCTTCGAGCTCGTTGATCGGCTCGATTGCAGTGATGAATGGGTTCGTACGCAGGAAGAACTCCATCACCGTCGTGTCGCTCGTGGATGAACGAGGGGTGGTGGAGATGATGCGGTAAACCTCGTAAGGCACCAGCATCGTGTTCGGCTGCTCCTTCATGTTGCTGTTCTCCACCAGACGGGTGGCTGGCTCGTTGAGGAGCTGCAGCATTTCGTCAGTGGTGATCGCAGAATCGGTGAACCACTTGTCAGGTACAAGCTTGTCCACCTGATCGTTGTTGAAGAAGCCCTTGAGGCCGGTGGCAGCGTCGCCGAAATAGGCGATCTCCTGCACCTTCTCCTCATAGGCACGACGCACTGCGTTGGCGCGACGTTGCTCCAGGTTCATTCCAGGAACCATCGCAGCAGCGCGGGTTTCCTGGATGGTGTAAGCGAATGATGCGCCCAACGAACGAACGTTGTGGACAACTTCCTTACGCAGCACATCTGCACGGGGCAGATCCTGCGCTTTGTCCTGGATGATCTTCATCGAGCCCTGCTTGTCAAACACCCGATAGGTGTATGAATCAGCGCCCGTTCCCACTTCCGTAGAAATGGGGATCAGTTGGGAGTACTTGATGTCGGCGTACTCGACCTCGAAGCTGCGAGCCAGGATCGTCTCCAGCTCACGCGCGAGAAAGATGCCGACATCATCATTGCGAATTTCAGATGCCATGATCAATCAGCGGTGAAGGTGGATGCAGGGATATCCAGCTCCAGAAGAGCCAGGCCGGCCTCGGTGGTTTCAGACAGCCAGCGAGCTCCACCGATAAGCACGGTGTTGCCTGCTGAGGCGCTTGAACCGAAGCGACCTTGGTCAGCACCAGAAGTGCTGCCGCTCTGGTCGGAGATGAAGGCGCGTACGTCATCGCCCATTGAGATGGCCTCAACGGCGTAGACCCAAATCACGCCCTTGGACATCACGTTCAGGGCTTGCTGCTCGGGATAACCAACGTGCTTGGTGCCCTCTGCGTCGGTACGGAACCAAGTAGGAACCTTCTCGTACGCAGTTTGAGCAGCAGCTTCGAAGGTGAAGCAGTCAATCGAAATACCGATGATGTTTGTCGCTCCGGCTGCGAGCTCGGTTGCGTAAACGTCGTTGGTAGTCGGTGTGGTGTCCAACTGCAGCAGACGACCGAAGGGGATCGCTGCACCAGATTGGTTGTAGTAGGAACGGGACACGTAGGCCTGAAGGTCGGCCAGCATGCCCTCGTGACCAACCGTCAGCTCCAGGGGATAGTCACCCTGTACACCAATTGGATTGGTGACGGAGGTCTCAGTGAAGGTAATTGCCATGGGGCTCCTTACTTAGAGGCGGTGAGGGGGGCTTTCCAGGCAGCAGCCATCTTCTGGCGATAGACATCGGAGGAATCGACCTGCGGTTGGCCGGCTCCACTCAGTGCCTGACGCAGAGGTGCGCTGCTGTCTGCCCGGTCTTCCTTCGCTTCTTCAGAAGGAGCGTTGGAGATGGCAGCCACGGGCTCGTCATCGTCGCCTTCAGCTTCTTCCTCAGAAGAATCCAAATGGGCGAGGATGCCGTCGACCACACCAGCGATGTACTCGGGTGCGGCGTCTTCCCGAGGTGCTTCCCCGGTCAGATTTTCAAATGCGGTGCTGTAAAGCTCGGAGTCGTCGATGCCGTCGAACTTGAACTCCTCATCAAAGGCTGGAGCCAGATGTTGAAGAGTTGCAAGACGCTGCATGACGAGAGCGTCGAGTTCAGCAGTGTCGAGACGGTCGGAAGATGCGCCTTCCAGCTCGTCCATACGCTCGGTAAGAGCGTCTGCACGGCCTTCAGCGGACTCCTTCTCATAAGCGAGGGTCTCGATCTGTGCAGACAAAGAAGAAACTTGCTCGGTAAGAGCACTCTTCTCTGCTTCTAAGCCGTCAATCCGGCGCTCCATATCCCGTGAAAAGGACTGGATCGCTGGCGCGACTTCTGCGGGCAGATCGATCTCCAGGCCGTCAAGTTTGACGGTTGCCATAACGGGAGATGCAGAGTTACTGGTCAGAAGCGCCGGAGGTTCCGGCTCGGGGTCGTAGGCCACAGCGTCTGCTGCATCCATACGATCCATCAACAATTTCACCTCGGGGCCTGCACGGCCTCGGGGTACAACTGCGATGTGATTCACCCTGATGTTGCGTTGGATTCCGCTGTACTCCTCGCCCTCGGGTGTTACGCCGGGGGTGGGGTCAAAGTCGACTTTGTAGCCGGCTGAGACTTCGCGAGCATCACCACGCTTGATCTTGTCGATGGCGTCCTGATCAGTGACGGTCAGAGCAACTTCGACAAACCCGTCGTTGTAACGCACCTGGGAACCGGAATATCCGATCTGGTGCGTCTTTGTGTTCTTGGAATCCAAGAGGACAGGCGGGTGCCCCCACGTTGCGGGTTTCATCCCGAACGTTTGGAGCGATTCGGGATTACTGACCTCTTCGGGAGGTCGATATTCACGAACCTGGGAACCATCCGAGCGTCGATACAACTGCGTGCCGGTACGGGCAGCTCGACACCACACACGAAGGTATCCCTCGTCTGTAGTTTCTGACTTCGTAATCGGAGCGAAGTCGTAGCGGTAGGCGGAAGATGGTGCCATGGCTAAAGAATAACGCTCCATTTCAGACAGGATTAGTCTTAATACGTTGAGCGTATTAGGACTCGTGGCGATTCATCGGCAATTGGCAATGTGCAGGCGATTGAAGCACCTTAGAGACCAGGCTGGTTATACGCAAAAGAGTGTTGCGGATTATCTTTCTGTCTCTCAAGCCGCGTATTCACGGTTGGAGAAGGGGGAAATTGAAATTAGTTTGACTAAGTTATTGGCATTGAGTGAGCTTTATCGGCTGTCGGTGTCAAGAATGATGGAAGATATTTAATTTCTGTCGCTTCTATCAACATTTCCATCTGCGACGAGCGGCTTTCCCTCGCTCACCAGTCCATGAACGACTGCGGGCGCAAAAACTGGCTCGCCGTTTCGCTGCCTTCGATCCTGGCTTCACTTTCCCTGTAACGGGAGCCTTCAAGTTGCTCCCAGTTGCGCGGTTGTAACGAGCTCGGCCTTTGGCGGTTAAGCCACCGCCTTTTTCAACCGATTGTTTCTCACCGCGCCCGACGCTTAACGACGGGCCTTCGTCTTTTTTGCAGGGAATCCCTCTGCCCACACACTCCGCTTCGCACTCGTGAGTTTGTCCTCTCCGTCCTGACCCGTTTTGCGCTTCACCTCAGACTTGGCTTTGCTTGTAGGAACGCAATTGGGCACGATGCGGTTGCCCTTACGCTTCATACCCTTCTGCACATAGCCCTTCCAGCAGGCATCGTCTCGGAACATGCCGGCCTGCAGTTCGCCCTCGAAACCATCTGCCCAAAATGGCTTCTTGCTGTTCCTGTAGCCCGGTTCATACTTGCGGCGCATCTTTTCAGTCATGAGACGAGCGTTGTTGAGTTTGTTTTGGCGGCGAAGGCTGCGGCTGAAAGTCTGAGGATTGAACCTCATGGTGGGCTTTCTTGCTGTGGCCTTTTGTGCGCTAGACAGCCATTTTGAGGCTTGAAGCAGATCGCCGAAATTGCGGTTCTGCTCCTCAAAATTAGATAGCTGCTTTCCTTGACGCTGACGGTTGTAGCTGTACGACTCAAGCGCGGTATTGAAAGTCTCCGAAGCTGCAAGGCTTGCTGCTTTCAGATTGCCGCTTTGAAATGCTCTCTTCGCTGATCGAGCCGCTTGAGCAGATTCGATCACGTTTTTGCCAGTGGCAAAGCTCAACAGCTTCTTATTGCCCGTCCGCTCACCACGTTCTTGCGCGTACTCAGAGGCGTTCTTTCCTGCACTCAGCAACTGCTTGACTGCACGACCTCGGTTGCCCGTTAGCGCTGAGCGGGCAGCACGAACACCTTGCACAGCAGTGGCGGCTGCAAATGCACGCTCTTTCAGTTCAGGCCCTTTCGTGGACTTGGCTGATGTGCGCTTGCTGCATTTGGCATTGTCTGGAATACCCGATTTGCCACAACGCTTATCAGCTCTGAAAGTATCAGCGGTGAGGACCATCAGGTGTTGAACGTATTGGCGTAGATCATGTTGTGAGGCTGGCCCTGTGCATTCCGCTTGCGCTTCTCGCGGGCGTACTTCTCAGTGGCAAGCTTGTCGGCGCCCTCGGTGAGGACAAACGCTGCGTCGTTCATCTCGAAGCCCTTAGCCCAGACGCTCCCCTTCTTGCCGCCATCCTTTTTCTTCTTGCCGCAGCCCATGTCGGCTTTGGCTTTGACGGCGTCCTTCTTGGAGCAACCACAGCCATCAGCCTTGAAAGCAGCGGCGTCGAGGCTGGGCATCCCCTTCTTGCGGGGGTCGTTCATCTTGGTCACGCCCTCGGCACCATCACCGCCCTCGATGATCTCGGTGTCCTTCTTCTTTTTGCCCTTCGACTTCTTGGCCTTCTTCTCCTCGGCTTCGCCCTCGCGGACCTCGGCCTTCTCCTTCATCTTCGCTTTTAGGGCAGGTGGGAGGGCCATGCCGATTCCGGAATACGTTGCTCTCAGTTTAGAGACAGTGGAACAGGCGCAAGTTGCTCAAATACGCCCGCCCTGGACAGGTTGACGGGCTCGATGGTGTTGACTTCTCTCATCTCTTTCTGGTGCCGTTCACCAGCAGCCCTATAAGCGGGATCCATTGCAGCAATATCAGGATCCCAAGGAGAGAGATAACAACGACATCGGGGGTGGACGGGGACTCGTATGTCACTGCGCTTGTAGATTTGACCGCCTCGTGGTGCGCAGATTGGGCAGGAGCGGTCATCAGCTGTCGCGTAATAGAGGACCGTGTCGACTCCATTCTGGGCGTAGTAGCTGTTGGAGGCTTCGTTGTATGCGCGAAGCGACTCAGTACGGACAATTACCTCGGCGCGGCTTTTCACCACTCCCAAACGGTCTCGTAGTTCGCGGACCATGCGGTCCTGACTGCGACCCTCGGCTATTCCCGAGGCAATAATCTCCGCTGAAGTTTCAGCGAAGCGTTCACCATGCTTTCGCAAGTAGCCATGCGATTGCTTCGCAGCTGCCACCGTCGCTTCCAACGGGATTGAAACGTCGATTCGGGGCCGGTTCCCGGCCATCTGGCCCACCAGGGCGTCTGCGACATCCACACCGTGGTCTGTCGCGCGTCGTAAGACTGTGTGGAATGTTCGGTCGTATTCATCTGTCTTGCCGGGATGAACTGCAGGGACCAGTTCGCGCAATTCGCGGAGGATTGCGATGTCGCGCTCGGTCTTAGGTGCATTTTCGGTGCGTAACCACACCCGGATGCGTCGTACGACACGGTTAAACGATTTATCCAGCACCTTGTTCAACACCTTGATGGTGTGTTCCTCCTCTCGCTTCAGGATCAGGTTGTATTCCTCAACTAGGTCCATGCGAAACGTGTAGCCATGTAGGCATCACGGCGGGCGCCGGTCTTCTCCTCTTTCTGAGCGGGCTCTTCTTCATCGTCTCCCTGCTCAGCGAAGCCCTGTTCACCCTGGTTCTCAGGACGGGCTCGACCATCGATTACCTCGTACATCCGGACGGTCTCGATGTAATCGTTGAGGATCTGCATCTGGTCGTCCTCCAGCTCAGCCTGCATGGCCTGACCGAGGAGCTCGGCGAACGCTTTCACATCGCCCTTTACCGCAGCAGCTTGGACTTTGGGGTACAGATCGAGCAATAAATCATCGCCTTGCAGCTTTTGCTCCTTGGCTTTGGGTGCATCCAGCCGATCCTTGATGTACTGGCGTTCTCCTTGTACAACCAACTCCTCCACCACAGAGCTGAACGTTCTCGCTGGTTTCTTGGCCGGCTGGCTTAAGGCGTAGTCGGTGGTCTGCTTGGTCCACTCATAAGCAACGGGAAAGGACTTTTTCATCTGCTCACCACCGCCGATATACATCGCGTAGTTCTCCGCGTAGGTCTCCAGACGGCTACCGGTCTCGTAGTAGTTGTTTACCTTCCCGCTTGCCTTGCGGCGAATGTCGGATTGGCCGTAGTAGCTGCTTGATTTGATCAGTTCGATCTCAAGATCAGTTCCCGTGTAGACCTTGCCGTTGACCGTCACGCTTTTCGGTGTGGCGAAGTCACCCCGGTAGTGGATGGCGTGGGCGATCTCGTGAGCGTTGGTGTAGAGGGCACGGGCTTTGGAGGTGCCCACGAATTGGCCGGTGCTGTGGAGTTCGTAGAGGTCTTCCACGCTCTGGGCTTGGCCGGCCAACAACTTGCGGCGTTCAGGACCGTTGTAGTAAGCCTCGCGCTGGGCAATCATCGACTGCACACCGCCAGCCATGGTTTCGGCGTCCGTCTTGCCCTTGTAAAGCTTCACCTGTTGACCGGTGCGGCTCATGCTCAGCTCGCTTTCGCCCCTATTGGTGTGGATGCGATTGGGTTGAGCGGTGTCGAAATAACCTTTGACACCACCTGCGAGAGCGGTGGTTTTGACACGCTGCACATCGATGCCGGCTTCCTGCACGAAGCCCACCATCTGATCGATCGTGGCGTCCTCGACACCGTCCAAACCCTTCAGGGAACTGAAGTCTTTGACCAAGTCCTTGTTGCTGCGAGTAACTTGCAGCTCACGCTTCAGGCTCTTGGCACCGAGCAGGGAGGCAAGCGCTAATCCACCTGCAGCCAGAGGATCCTGCTTGGCAGTCTTGGCGGCAAGAACCCCAGTACCAACAGTGAAGCCGGCACGAGCGAGGGCGCTGCCGAGCTGACGGGCTCGGTAAGCAGCGGTGCGCTCACCCTTCTCGTTGGTGTGTTGGACCGCTTCGGTCTTGCCCTTCTCACGGATGCTCGCAATCTTCGACTCCTTGCTGGAGCCCTTTAAGGCTGCGCCACCTGTGCCGATCGTGCATTCGTGCTTGGAAGGGATATGCGACTCACCGCATGCCTTCCCCTTGGACTTTTTTGAGGAGGCGTCCTCCCGCAGTCGCAGCTTCTCGGCCTCGTAGGCATCACTGCGCTTGGCAGCTAACGCCTCGGCTGGGATCTCCACACTGAAGGAGAGCTTGATGGGTTTGGCGCTCGGCCGGGGCTCTTCCTCTGCCTGCTGTTCTGCCTCTTTCGGGCTCGGTGATTCGCTCATCTTCGACACCGGCATCAGGGGAGTGACCATCTCGTCCTCATCAGCCGGCAGGTGCTCTGTGCTGGTGGGCCCGTTCACCACTGTGGGAGTGCTGTTGGTCACCAGCGGGCTCGGGGGATTGCGCTTGGTGATGGTGAGTGACATGTGCTCGTCATCCCCACGGATCTCCTTGCGGGCTAGGGCGTAAGCCTCAGCCAAAGTGCCAGTCCAACCCTTGCGCTTCATGATCGATTTGGCCAGTTCGGTCTGGCGTTGCGCGGCACTGAGTCCAGTTTTGGGCTTCTTGGGTGTGGTGGGCTTCTTGCCCTTGGCAGCCTTGGGGGTTTTGGGTACTTCGCTTGGAGCACTCAGGCCGCGAATGCCGGACTCGCGAACGATGGAGAAAGCGTCGGAAGCGTTGGGAGTGG